TACAGCCTCTATCGCTGCCAGGCTTACTGCAAGTAATCAAAATATGGTCGATGTATCAGGTACAGCCTTTTACCAGGCATCCGGTGATCTCCTCGATGCCATAGTAGGTAAGCGGCTAGTGCACAGTGGTCAATTAGAGCTCAATACACAGATGGAGGCTTGTGCTGCAAAAAGCTCAGACTCATCGTGGCGCATCGTGCGAAGGGCCAGCGCAGGCGATGTTAGTGGGCCAATTTCACTTGCGATGATAGTAAATAAAATGCAAGAGCCTGTCAGTAGCCCCATGATTGTGGCAGGTTAGACACGCCGCGCAGGGCAAATGTACTAAATGTCCCTATTAGGTGATATAGGGCTATTATAGCAGTATGGGTATATTGTCGGCTTTACGCTTAGTTAAAAGCGAGCCTGACATTTTACAAAATCAATATGCACCAGCTGTAATGAACTCTGTTTATGGTTTAGGCAATTTGTCTGATTACGGCCTGGGTTATGACAGTGCAGGCATTGATCTTAACAGCGCCATGCAAGTGCCTACAGTCTCCAAATGCAGGCAGCTTATATGCGGCACTATTGCAGGCATACCTTTAGAGCTTATTAATAAAAAAACAGGTGAGCGTTTAGGCTTGCCAGTGTGGTGTGAGCAACCCGATATACGACAGCCGCGAAGTGTCACAATAAGTTACACAGTGCAGAGCTTGCTTTTCTACCAAATTGCTTACTGGGAGGTTACACAGACATATAGCGATGATGGAAGGCCTGCACGATTTGCATGGGTGCAAAATGATCGTGTGCAGCCAAAATTAAACTCTAAAGGCACAGAGGTAGAGTCCTATTCCGTAGATAACACTGTGCGGCCTATGTCCGGTGTTGGAAGTTTAATTACATTCCAGTCACTTCAACCTTCTGTGCTTGCAACCGGTGGGCGCACTATTAGAGCAGCTTTGGATTTAGAAAAAGCCGCTGCAATAGCTGCGCAGACACCTATCGCAAGCGGATATATAAAAAATGCCGGTGCTGATTTACCAGAGGCACAGGTGCAGGGCATATTAGCTGCATGGAAAGCTGCACGCTCTAGCAGAGGCACTGCATTTTTAACTAGCACGCTAAGTTATGAGACAGCATCATTTTCACCTAAAGACATGATGTACGGCGAGGCAAAATCTGACCTGAGTACCGAAATCTGCAGGCTTATGAATGTGCCGGCATACATGGCATCTAGCGATCAAAACAAAAGTCAGACATATCAAAATATCTTAGAGGCTAGGAAAGATTTTTACGCATACAGCCTTGCGCCTTATGTATGTGCCATCGAGGACAGGCTGAGCATGAATGACATTACAAATTCATCAAATTCTGTGCGATTTGCCAGTGACACCACATTTTTGCGAGCAGACTCGGTTACACGCTTAGCAACAATAGAAAAAATGCTAGCACTAGAACTTATTACGCTAGATCAGGCTAAGGCTATGGAGCAACTAACACCACAGGGAGGCACAGTATGATTTTGACATTTAGTACATCTATCCAGGCAGCCGATACAGAGCGGCGCATTATTAGCGGCAAGATTATGGAGTATGGAGCTACAGGTCAGACATCTGCCGGGCCAGTTATATTTCAAGAGGGCTCTATACAAATGCCTACGCCATCGAGGGTAAAGCTATTGGCACAACATGATGCAACAAACCCAATCGGGCGCGCACAATCATTTAGCAAGGATGGCGATTTTATTTATGGCACATTTAAAATTAGTAGCAGCTCTGAGGGTTCTCGCTATTTAATTTTAGCTGCAGAGGAGTTAGTGTCCGGGCTTTCCGTTGGCGTAGAGGTTATTTCCTCGCAGCCTACGGACACACACCTCTTAGTCACGAGTGCTCGACTCATAGAGGTCAGCCTGGTTGCAGCGCCGGCATTTGAAAATACGATGGTCACTAAAGTTGCCGCTAGCGCAAGCGATGCGGAGCAAGCAATACCTAACCCACAAACAGAGAGCGAGGCGGCAGTCATGACGACAGCCCCAGATAATACAGCCCCAGAACCTGAGGCAGAGGCTACGCCAGTTGAAGCCTCACGCCCAGTTACATCAACACCTTACATCGTAGGCGAGGTTCGCTCACCTATTAAAACAAATGCGCAATACATGGAGCACATGATCAAGGCAACTATGGGCAGTGATAGCTCTAGAGATTATGTGCGTGCAGTAGATGCACAATCTAAAAAAATGACTTTTGCAAATGACAGCTTCACTACAAACCCGGCATTTTCGCCAACAGTATTTTCTCCTAATGTCATTGACACATCATTATTGGTTCGACCAACAATCGAGGCATGCGGTGGTGCTAGGCCTCTAGATGCAACAGGCATGACGATTAGCCATCCAAAAATTACAACAAACGCAACAATTTCAACAGTTGCAGAGGGTGCATCAACAGCTGCTACACAAATTGTGTCAAGTTATGTAAATTGCACTGTGGTAAAACTGGCCGGCACACAGATCATGTCGGCAGAGCTTCTCGACAGATCATCTCCAAGTTTTTATGCAGCGATGTTTGAAAACTGCACCCGGGCATATAACAAGGCATCGGATGCAGCTGTAATCGCTGAAATTGTCAGCGGCGGCACATTGTGTGCTACAACAGTTGCAGCTAGTGCTACAGGTGTGCAAAACTTTGTAGGTGCTGGTGCACCAGCTGCATACGCTGCTAGTGGTGAGCTTGCCACTGCATACATTGCAGGTACATCACAATGGTCATTGCTCATCAATGCACAAGATAGCAACCTGCGCCCAATCTATGCAGCTGCTTTTCCACAAAATACATCTGGTGATGCACGCCCTACTAGCATCCGCGGAAATATATTAGGGTTAGACCTTTTTGTGGACACCAACATGGTTGCCACAACAATCGATGACAGTGCATTTATTGTCACACCATCGGCTATCGTAATTTATGAGTCACCAAAATTGACACTATCTGTCAATGTGGTTGCTACTGGTGAAATATCTGTTTTGCTTTATGGATATTTTGCAGTCAAAACTTTAATTTCAGGTGGCCTACAAAGATTTAACCTCACATAAATAAACCCTAAGCCGCTTACAGGGTTAGGAGGCCCTAGCCCTGTAAGCCTTACGATAGGAAGGATGCGCTCATGGCAGCTACATATACAACGATGGCAGAGCTACGCACATCCTTAGGCATAGGCACTTTGTATGCAGATGCAACAGTCGAGGAATGCTGTCAAACTGCGCAGGATTTAATTAACTCATTTATACAATTTAACTCTGCACCTGTTGTAGCTACTGGCTTGGCCAATAACACAGCCACAGTAGTAATCTCTAGCCCTGGCCAATTTGTAACAGGTCAATCGGTGACTATTGCAGCATCCGGGGCAACCTATAACGGCACACGCACCATTACTGGCACAGGGCCATTTGCTACTACACAGACCACTTTATTTTTACCTACACGCTACACATATCCTTTAGGCTATCAATACCTGCAATTTGCCATCACAGCATCCGATGATCCTATACATCTTGTATTGCCCTATGGCACTATGACAGGCCCCGATGATAAGACGGCAAGTTATGCAAATACAGCGGCAATACGATCAGCCTCACTCATGCTAGCTACTAACATTTGGCAATCAAGGCAGGCTACGCAAAATGGCGGCGCAGGCGTTGAGGGCTATGGCGTGAGCACATTTAGAATGTCAAATACGCTTATGGCATCTATTCGAGGCTTGCTAGCTCCATACCTTAACCCAGGCGCAATGGTTGGGTGAGCAATAATGACAGTCGCTCTGACCACGCTGCGCTCGACAGTAGCCACAGCTCTTACCAATGCTGGTGTGTGGAGCATTTTCTCATTTCCACCACCAGTAATTCTTGCCAATTCAGTGATAGTTGCGCCATCCGATCCATACTTAGAGCCACAGAATAACTCTTTTAATAGCATTAGTTGCCTAGCTAACTTCAAAATTATCATGGTTGTGCCATATCTAGATAATCAGGGCAACCTTTCAAACATTGAGGAGTTTATAGTGGCAGTATTTAACAAACTATCTGCATCTAGCATTGTCTTTAACATAGGCGCTGCCTCTGCTCCCACTATGCTTGATGTGCCCTCAGGTCAAATGCTTACTGCAGATTTTGCCATATCCGTACTAACTACTTGGAGCTAATATGTCACTTACAGATGAAGACAAAGCATTTTTAATCAAAATCGGGCAAGAATTGCCGGTAGAGGTTAAAGAAAACAAACAAACAAAGCCAACACAAACAGAGAAGGATGAGGAATAAGCATGGCTATTTATTTATCAAATGGGGTAGTGGTCACGCTTAATAGTGTTGATCTCTCCGATCATGTAACTAGCGCCACAATCAATAGACAATTTACGGAACTGCCTGTCACAGCTATGGGCGATTCTGCGGAAAAATTTGTAAAAGGATTAGAAAACAGCACTATTACGCTTGACTTTTTAAACGACACAGCCGCTAGTAGTGTAATCCCAACGCTGCAAGCTGCCTGGGGTACAACAGTAGCTCTTAAACTAAAACAAACAAGCGCCGTGATATCTGCTACAAATCCTGAATATCAGACGACTGTGTTAGTAAATAACACACAAGATATAAATGGTGCTCCAGGCGATGTAAGTATGCAGAGCATTACTTTTACCTGCAACAGCGTTATAGTTGTAGATACCACACCATAATCGACTAACTAGCTAAAGGGGCCTCACTATGGCAAGACTAAAAATTACTATGACAGATGGCAGCGTGACAGAGCATCAAATTACACCTCGCATTGAGTGGGCATTTGAACTTTACGCCAAGCAAGGATTTCATAAGGCTTTTAGAATCGAGGAAAAACAATCGGATGTATATTGGTTGGCTCATGAATGTTTAAGATCATCGGGACAAATTGTGCCCACATTTGGAGCAGCTTTTCTAGACACACTAGCTAAGGTCGAGGTGCTAGAGGATAGCCCTTTGGAGTAGTGGGGCGCGGCAGCTTTGGCTACCTTATCGCGCAGATAGCGGTAGAGACAGGTATCGCGCCCCAGGCTTTACTAGATTTAGATAGCACAATGTTCGCAAATGTTATTAAGGTACTAAACGATAGAGCAGAGGAGGTGCGCAGTGCCAGTAGAGGTAAAAGGCGTAATGGCTCTGCGTAAAGCTCTTAATGCCTATGCACCTGATTTAGCTAAACAGCTTACAGCTGAGATAACAGTTAGCCTTAAAGTAATACAAAAATCTGCTAGAGGCTTTGTGCCTAATCAGGCTCCAGGTGGGCTCTATAATTGGCAATTCAACGCCGATAGAAAAATAACGGCGAGAAGCTCGATGTTTAATACATTTAACACTAAAGGCAGGGTGCGCTTTTTCCCACTTTATAACGCTACAGAGATTAAGCGCGGCATTGTCTATCGCACAGGCTATGGCAAGCCAAACAGTAAAGGCTTTAGATCACTATTTAGAGTCAAAAATATGAGCGCAGCCGGTGCAATATATGAAACTGCAGGCAGGGCAAATCCTGGAGGCGTTACAGCGCAGGGCGCACGCTTTGTGCAACAGGGCCCTATCTAT